TCAATGTTTGAAGATTGGTTATGAGTAGTTTCTATAATTCCATCACAGGTAATACCTGTAACTTGTGCAATAGAATTACCATCATATACCCAATCTCCAATCATAAGTTCATTTACTTTCATATTCTATCTTTAAAACCAAGTTTCTTTCTTCATTCTTTTTCCTCCTTTAACTCAAACATTTCACACGGTTTACCGTATCTTTGTGCAGCATAATAAAGCGTGTAATCCTTATATGTCTTATGGTTAGCCTTTAGTATTTCCAAAGTATAGGACAACTTCTTTGGTTTGGCATCACATACCATTGTTGACCAATGATACAATCCTGTGTGTCCTTCAACATAATGTTTGCAATGGCAACAACGATGTTCAGTAGGTTCAAGTGGTAGATTTTTCTTCTTACGGATTTCTACCTTTCTACCACCTTCAAGAACTACAGCCCTACAATCTTTTGGTATATCATAGATGCCTATTGGTAATTCCTGTTTATTGGTATTCATATTAAATTAAATTTTCAAGACAAAACTTTAATGCTGCTTCAACTGCGTCTTCATAAGAGGAATAGTATTCATGTATTCCTAATACATCTGGGTGTATTTGTTCTCCTGACGATAACTTTAACACTCTATCTTCCCATTTGTAATAAGGTTTATCGTTTTTCTTAGGACCTTGGAAACAACAGTATTTAGGACTAATGTGAATGCCTTTTTCTCTTAACCAAGCCATAGCCATTTGATGAGTTGGGGCAGACATTTGTCCCATAGGACTATTATTCCATTCAAACCATTCTCCATGACATAATAAATCATCATCAAAATATGTAAATGTTTTTTCATTAAATCCTTTTTCTTCGAGTAGTTTTGCTACTTCAAAACCGACATACGCTTCTTTTATCATGATTTCATATCTTTAAGAGTTACGTTATCCCCTGCTTTGTCAGGGCAACTATACACCTGTGTTAATGGTGGTGTACTCATGTCCTTAATCACCTGTATCTCTAATGCCAATACCCTTTGTTTCAAAGCAATGATTTCATCTGCCAAAATATTAACCTTTTCATCAAGAGTTGGCTTGACTTTTGATGCAACTAATTCCCATATATCTTGGGCTTCAAAGTATAACGTATTGTTGCTATCAAGGATATAATATTCACTACAAACTTTTTTGATTGTGTTTATTTGACCAGTAGGCTTATGCTTGATAATATCACCTACTTTGAACTTTGGTTGTGATGTTGATTTCACAACCATTTTGCCATCCCACTTGTAGCCATTCTTATTAAGTTCCTCAAAGAACTCTTTGGCTTCCTCTGGAGTTGCATAACGAGAATTGAGAAGATAGTTGCTTGCATCTGAGAAGTGGTATGAGTTTCCTGTATTATTATCAAAGTAAGTTCCATCTTCTCCTAAGATAAATTTATTTCCTGTGATAGTATCAACGCACACAGAACCTATGCTTTCTAAGAACAGCGTGTTCTGCCAATGATTCCAGCAACGATGGCTTGCACTGGGGAAGAGTAGGCATTCAGAGTAATGGTAACCAAAGTATGTTCCATTCTCATAAAACATTCCTTCCCCTTCTTTTGTCTGAACATAGATATAATCTTCATCATCATTATCAATACGTTCATAACTACACTCTCCAAACAAAGGACTATATAACTTCAACCCTTTAGGGGCATACTTCAACGCTTCTGCTATGTTGAAGCCTTTGATTTCATTTCCTGTTTCCATATCATTCTTTAGTTTTAAATTTTGAAGGAATGGTAGGAATCGAACCTACAACGCCAAAATATATAGACAAAGCACATATCTTGATTTAAACCATCGGGCTAACTTGTACTTCATCAACCCCATTCCCTCATTAGACTACTACCAATGTTTTAAAGTTCCTGACCTAATGTCGAAATCCTTGCAAGTTGAAATATTAATGTTGTTCAGTTTCCCTTACCATGTCGTATTGGTTGAAGATGTTGTACCACTCGACATCATTGCCTTTATTCTTGTGCCAGGCACTCAACTTCATCAACGAAAGGTTGGGGAAATTATGGCTATCAACACTAATTAAACCGATCTTCATTTCCTCAGACTATTCACCATTTTGCGTTCATAACCTTATCCCAACCATTATCGTAGTTTTCTTCCTTCTTCTTCACTTCATAAGCCATGTTGTTGAATGTCTTATCACTACGCTCAAAATAGTATCTACGATTGTTTGCCTCAATCTCCAACTTTATCGTTTCTATGTTCTCAAACGAGTTAATCTTTTCAATCAACTCTGAAAATTTCTTCATTTCTTCTGACATTTTTATTTCCTCCAAGAGTTTAAATATTCTATTGCTTCTTTATCGCCGTTCTTAGCCCTCTCACGGAGTTCTGCAACGTAAGACAGGGAAGTATAACCCGTTGGCGGAATAAACCTCTTACGCTCCAAATCTCGCCGTCTGTACTGGCTTTCGTATTTGTTGATGATGTCGTTGCGTTCACGGACGAACGTGTTCAACGCTTCCATAATCAGCAACGAATCGACTGCACCGTAGAATCTTCCGTATTTTGCCGAGCGGAACCGCTCAAAGAACACAAGTAGTTCCGTTACCTTCAAGAAGTAATAGTTGTCGGCTATCACCTGTGCCGTCCTTTCAAGTTGCTCCATCGTGAACTTGTCCCTGCATCCGGCATACTCAGACAGGTCTTTGAGTTGCGGAATCAGCCACATCTGAGCCATCGTTTCCCCATAGGTCGCATTAAGTTCGGCAAGCACGGGGTATTTCCCCATGAACGCATCTTCTTCGTTTCTTGTATAGGCAATTCCGTTTGTCGGATTGAATAGCACAAGGAAGTTTTTTGAATCTCCATACGCCTGCCTGATTTTAGTACAGGCCCTCTGCAAGGCGGGACATAAGCTCTGCTGCTTCTCTGTCTCTGCGTTCCCTATCAATATCCCGCTGTGTTTTTCCATTATCTCTCCGATTTGCATGATCTAAGTTTTTGTTGTCATAGTTTCCTTCAAGAACCTTCGGGAAATTTGTCGGTCTGAATATCCAGTCGAAACTCGCCACGAAAGCCTTGTTACCGCATCCGTTGAGAAAATCGCTCGCCGCAGCCTTTTGTATGGCAGTCGCCAAAGCGTTTTTCCCGAACTCCTTCACTCTCGCACGTATGAACTTTTTGCGTTCTTCGGTTATCGTCCTAATTTTCGGAATTTGCGAACCGTTTACGGTCGCATTAAAGAAATCAAGAAACTTCTTCCAATCCACGTCAGCCGCAGCGTCAACGCTCGTCGTTGACAGAGAACTTACGTTAGTAAGTTCGATAGAATCCTTCTTTTCTTCTTTATTTATTTCTTCTTTTTTAGGTTCTTCTATAAAGGGGATTGTTAAGGGGAAAATTTCTTCTTCCCTTTTTTCTTCTTTTTTCTTTCTTTTTTCTTCACCTGGTAGGCTGTCTGGTGTGTTACCTGGTGTGTAAGGTGGTGTGTTTACTCCTGCAACTTGCTGATTTATAACTACGTTAGTGGTGTGTAAGGTGGTGTGTAAGGTGGTGTGTTGGCTGGTGTGTTCCACGAAAAATGCTAATTGTTCCACGCTAAATAACACCTCTGTCAATCCGTTATTCACATTGACATTTACACCGTTTTTTTTGAGTTTGTTCAACAATGCCATAACCCAGTCTCTCGTCCGTCCCCATTTGAAAGCAATCTTACGCTGCGAGAACTCGAACCGCCCATTATCGGAGCATAAAATCATGTCACAGACAGCCTCGAAACGACTGAACTGCCTTCGTTCGTTCCACAGTTCATCAATAATACCATAATCGTCACTCATAATTGTTCATGCAAACCATAAAACGCAATCAATATGCTGTCGGAGTTTTTAAGCGTGACCTTCGCCTTTGGGAAGTACTGCTGTGCAGCACCCTTCATCCTCGACTTGTGTTTTGTCTTGCTCTCCCCCTTCTTTGAGAGTAGTCCGAGAGCCTTCTGCCATTTTTGAGGTGAGACATCGAAGAACGGAATCCTCGCCGCCGTGAGTGCCATCTGTAAATATCCGTACTGCTGCCCGAACGTAAACGTGGCAGAGGCACTCTGTCCAGACCTTGAACCGACTTTTTCAAGCCACGCCACCGAGTTTTCCGAATATTTCTCGATGAGCGACCACAAATCCGCAAGCGTATTGGGCATTGGCAACGATTCAACCAACTCGCCAGACCTTGATAAGACCGTAACCCCGCCGCTTACTCCGGGGTCAAGTCCGATTACGTAGTCTTTTCCTTTCATATTTCCTCCTTTCAGCTTCCTCCTGACGCATGATTCGTTTGCCCAACAGAAGAATCTTCTGTATGTACTTAGGATTCTCCCCCTGTGCCTTCAAGTCCTCTACCCTGTCGTAAAGAATTTTCCTAATCAAGACTACCTCATGCGTCCGCAGATTCAGCTTCATATATTGTTAAATAAAATTATCAATTAAAAATCCCTCCCTATTCTCCCGAACCGAGAGGGTGTTCCCTTTAAAATATTAGTTATGAGTTTATAGAATAACACCGCTCGCTTGCGGAATTGTGGGGCGAAGATGAATCGAACATCTTCTGCTCAACCATGAATGAAAGCCGAATCGAACGGCTACTTGCTCACCAGAGCGTCCCTAAAACCCTGCGGCTTTCACAAGTGGCAGGGAAAACCTCAACTATTATGAGTATTACTCCTATTTTGTCCTCACGCCTGAGAACTTGTGGGGATGCAGGGAATCGAACCCTGCTCCGGTCAACGGATGATGCGTGACTGAAAAGAGGCAATAGATAATCAAGTAGATGAGCAAAAATGAAGATCACGCACCCACCTTCGTCAGATACCGAACTGACCTCATCCCCGAGACCATGCTATGCTCACGCACGGCATGGGAACAATCACTAATAACAAATTCAATTCATTATGAAAACATACTAAGAACAAAAAAGATTTGTTTGCGGAGGCGGGGGAATCGAACCCCCGATATGATGGAACAAATAGCTAAATCTTTAAAATACAATATGACAAAACAAATATACCGACCGTCACCTCCATGTCGTGCCGCCTATCCTCACGGACTGACGGCACTTTGAATAAGAATAATGTAATCTAAGATTTAAATTCAATATCATGCAGTATGCAAATTCTTGAACCTGTTTGGATATGTCGTCATGGCATATCCCTTCGTAAGCGGCACTTTCGTGAGCTTACCTTCCATGTATAGAGTTTTCTCGACAGCCTTCAACTCGGCAAGTTTCCTTAATGCCTGCTGCCTTGACGCTATCTTTATCTCCAGCGTGTCATACTCCGCTAATCTTTCTTCCGGCTTATCCATGATTCAATAAGTTTTTCAGCTTCAATAACCCTTGTTTCCAACTCCTTCTGGACGTCCTCGTCGGCCAATATCCTAACGATGTGGATAGGGTGGCTCTGGAACGGACAGAAAACTACGAAATCAGCCTGTTTGCAGCCCGTACAGAGCATTTCTGCCTGTACTTGGTAGTAGTACTTAGGCTCGACCGCCAAAAGGCTCTGGTTGTCCTTAATCTCGACCTTGTATTTCATGAAAGTCTTTGGCAAAGGACACTTGACCTCGACCACCGTTGCCTCGCCGTTCACGTTGGCTATGCGGTCTGGACTTGCTGCAAACGTGGGAATCGTCGGATGGACGACGCTGCCTACCTCGTCGCAACGGTTGTGCGTTACGTCCTCGTATTTCTCTATTGCCAGTTCCTCGTTGTCATGTCCCCACTCGGTGTACTTGGTGGAGACGCTGACCTGGTTCTGGTATATCTCCCATAGATAGTCGTCTATCATGTAGCTTGTCGCCAAGTCACGCTCGGCAGCCACTCCGTAGATGTAGGTCATTGCGGTAGCACCGAACAACTCGTCCTTCTTGCGGCCTTTCACCATCAAATCGCCTATCTGCGACCCCGTGAACTTGCCCAAGCGTCTCAGATACCATTCCTTAGAATACTGCTCAATCATTTTCTTCCTTGTTAAAGATTTCACCAGTCTGCTTGTCAACACTCTCTTTCTTCACGGCCTTCCTGATTGCCTCCTTCTTGGCTTCTTTTGATTCCCTGTAAGGCTTCATCAACTCATCAACGGTTGTATCGCCTTCTTTGAGCGAGTTGCATACGCCACGAAGCAATGCGATTTCCTCGGCACGTATCTGATTTATGGTCTGCTTCCCGCACAGCTTGACAACTTCTTCCTCCTTTATGCCGTATTCTGTTTCAAGGAACTTGACAGCTTTTGTCCGTGCGGAAATCAGCTTGTCCTCATCCGTCAAATCTCCAGTCATCTTACGCTGTGCAGCAAGATAGACCTTTTCTGAAACAGCCTTCGGGATAACTGAGAATACCGCATTTCTGTATGCTATGCTGTTGGCTGCGTTCCCCGTGACGGTTATCATGTCGTCCGTAAAACGCCCGTATTTGCCCACAATGCTTCTTCTTACCTCAAACGCCGATGCGACGTTGTTTTCCAAGTCCCAACACGTCCCTCTTGAAATAACCTGCTTGTCGGTAATCTGTACGACTTTAGCCTCCGTCCGCAAGTTTCCCCAATTAGATGCTATAATCTTTGCAAGATGCACACTCGGTCCAGTAATCGGTTTCCCGCCTCTTGGGAGTGCATACCCGCACATCTGAGCCGTATCTTCATCCATCGTGGCGATTGCAATCGAATTGTCTATCGCCCTCTGTACGTTTCTCGGATATTGCTTCGCCGTTGCCACCTGAACGTCCACGTTCGCACGTTCAATGGAATCGGCACTAATCTCGGTAATCTCATAATTACCTACCTTCTCAATCTGATAATCTTCTAATCCCATATATTATAGTTTAAAGTTTCCAATAAAAAGGGCGGCGTGCATCACTGCATGACCACCCTACAACATTTTAGTTACCATTAAAAATGCTTATTTATAGAATGAAAAACGTCAATCAAGGCTTCTGATAAGCATTTCCTTGTTCGGGTAGCAATAACGCTCGTCGTATGAGGTGTAACCTGCTGCGTTCTTGTCGGAATACGACACCCTCGCACCCTTCTCGGATATTGATATGAACACGCTGCCTACCTCAAACTCCTTAATCTTGTGGCCGTCTATTGTAAACAATTTTTGACCGATACTGTACATACTCTTTGCTTCCATAATTGTAAATTTATTAGTTAAACATAAAATTGTCGTACCCTGTCCAAGTCGCAAACTTGCGTCGGTTTTCGTGCAATATGTCGTCTCATGAAAAACCAAATAAAAAACACGTATATGTATGGCTGCACTATCCCGAAACAGGGCTATTTTCAGAACGGTACGCTTTGCACCAATCACCGCATTTCTGCTATGGTGCAACCGCACGTTCACTTTTGTATGGTAATCATTTCAATGAACCCTTCGCATCTTCCGTAGGTTTTGATTTTAATCGCACTGCCCTGCGGGTGCTTTACTTGATGATGTTCGGCGGCCGCATCGCCCAACCTGCGGTACTCTCAACGGTTAATGGACGTTTCCGAGCGTTGCATCATCTTCGTGCCTGACGGGGAATCGAACCCCGATTAGCCTAAACTATCAGGCTCAGTAAAAAAGCCAGTGCCACGAAGATTGAGATTACCCAATCATTCATAAGGAAATTCTCTATCTTATCCATCGATATATTCTTTTAGTTTGCTTTTCTGAAATTTCAAAACCCTACCGAACTTGGTATGCGGTATCTCATCTATCCTGTTGTAAAGCGTCCTCTTGCTCATGCCAAGGTAGTCGGCTGCCTCGGATGCGGATATGTAGTTTTCCATGTCGCCAACCGTTATGTCAACAACCATCTTGCGTATTTCCTTTTGCAGAACCTTCGCAAGTTCCTCCGCGATCATCCGAGCATCCGTCCTATTCATACCGTTTCCTTTTTGTGAGCCGTAACATACAGCACTTTGTTTTCATAGTCGTATCTTGTGGTGTACTTCTCGACATCACCAGGCTTTGAAGGCAAACGGTTCAATTCACCGTACAAGTACGCCTTAATAGACAATACATCCCTGTAATCGTCCATCTGAAACTTTTTTGTAGTTCCAGCCTTAATGCCGTATATGTCCCACTTAGTTAATTTTCCCATAATTTTCTAAATTTTAATAGAAAATATTTGTTATTAAAAAAGCCTTTGGCTATATTTGCAAATAGCGTTATTTGTGAGTGACTGTAAATACAGCCGCAGGCTATATTTTTGTGTTTGCACTTACTTTACCAACAAACACTATGCAAATATAGAGGATAGTCCGCGTTCAAACAAATATTTTGTAGATTATTTTGCTATTTTGTAGATATTTAAAATGATTATAAATAACAAAACTATGGAAACAACTGTTAAAGAACGTATTATGTCATTTATTAGTACAAAAGGTATAAGCATTAGGGAATTTGAAAAGCGTTCTGGCCTTTCAAACGGATATATTAAGTCGCTAAAAGATTCCCCAACTGTGTCAAGAATGTCGATGATTATCCGAGCGTTCCCAGAAATAAATCCTAAATGGCTACAATTTGGTGAAGGAGATATGTTTAAAGAAGGCGAAACGCAGATAGTAAAATCCTACACAAAGGGCATTCCCTATTTCAACGTGGATTTTGAAATGGGCTATGATGAAATGTTCAACGACCAGACGTCAAATCCCGAATTTCTCATTGATTTCAAGCCATACAACAAATGCGACGTATGGTGCAACGCAAGGGGAAATTCAATGTACCCCACAATCGCATCAGGTGACATCATAGCACTAAAGGAAATCAAGGACACACGGTATATTATAAGTAACGAGATATATGCAATCGTGACAGAAAACGGCCTGCGGACGATAAAGCGGATCATTGACAAGGGAGACAGGTACACGCTTGTGCCTGACAACAAGGAATATCCAGAACAAGATATAGACAAAAGTGTAGTAACGAAATTGTTCCTCGTCGTAGGAGCAATGAAAATGTTTTAACCAATATGGCAACAGGCAGGAAAAAGAATGAAGAACGCGCGATCGACAGATTGTTCGCATTTGCGGACTGGTGCGTCATGGGAGGACTGTGCAAAAGCAGAAGGGCGTTTGAAATCATGTGCGGAATGACAAACAACTATCTGTACAATACAAAGACGCTGACAAACGGGAATGTGGGCGTCGATACGATAAACAAGGTACACAAGATATTCCCAATGCTCAACATCGTATGGATAGTCACCGGCAAAGGGAAGATGATTGACTATGTTCCGGATGCAGGCTACAAGGAGGCATACGAGGAAATAATAAAGCGTGTCAGCGAGATAAAAAACATCGTCAACGACATATACATTGATAAGGATTTGATACCAAATTAAAAAAACTATTTATAAACAAGTGAAAATCAGTCGTATGGAAAACGGTTAGTGAATCCAACGGAATCACGTTCAAAGACGTGCGTTTTTCGTGCGTCTTTTTATGTAAAACGCTGTAAATCAAATCTATTTATGAAATTGCATATACCTTTTTGCAAATAGAAATTGGGAAGATGAAGTTACCTGATGTTACCGATTGTTACTTGTTTTACCATGAAAATGATACCAATTTGTAACCGTCCGTGATACCGTTTCCTGATATTAGGCAGATTTCACAAAAACAAAACAATTATGAAAACAGCAACAGCAAGATTCGTGTTTGACAGGAAACACATCGCAAGCAAGAGCAATGAGAGGAACGATGGCAAAAAGAAGAAAGGTCTCGTTCAGATGGAAGTGACTTTTTCCAAAAAACGGAAATGGTACTCGACAGGCGTGAAGGTCTATGCAGACCAATGGACGGATGCGGCAAAAGTGAAAAGCAGGAACGATATGCTTGATTTGAACGCCATACTTGACGCGATGATGGGCAATTTCAACAAATTTACCGCTCAATGCCTGAAAGACGGCAAACAGTTCAGCTTTGAGGATTTTGATGATTTCGTCTCAGACAAAAACGATACGAAAATCACGTATATCGACTTTGTATCAGAAAGGATTGAGCAGAGGGGCGATATAACGGAAGGAACGAAGAAATTCCAAAGGACGCTCGTCAAGTCTTTGGAGGAATTTGGCAAGATAAGGCGTTTTTCAGACCTCACACGGGCAAATATCCAACTATATGATGATTTCCTCCACACAAAGGGATATTCGTCGCTAACGGTCTATAATTACCATAAGAGAAACAAAATATATATCCATGAGGCGATGAGGTTCGGGTATCTGGAAACAGACCCTTACATGAATTTGAGGATAGCCAGGGGAAAGTCAAAGCCGAGGAAGTTCCTCACCGAGCAGGAAATGGAGAAGGTAGCCTCTTGCCAAATAAATTCAGCACCGATAGAACGCTGCCGCGATATGTTCATGTTCCAATGCTACACGGGTATGTCGTACTCAGACTTGGCAAAGTTCGACTTTGCAAACGACATCTTGCAGCGTGACGGGAAGTCAATCATACTTGACAGACGAAAAAAGACGGATGAGGACTATTATATCGTACTTTTGTCCCCTGCCCTGGCTATCCTGAAAAAATACGGCTACAAACTGCCTCTTATAAGCAACGTGAGATACAACTACTACCTTAAAGTGGTGGCACAGTTCGCAAAGATAGACAAACCGCTTACAACTCACATGGCAAGACATACGTTCGCCGTTTTTGCACTCAACCACGGAATAAAGATTGAAGTCCTTGCAAAGATGATGGGACACACAGATATAAAGACTACCCAGATATATGCAAAGATTCTCGATTCATCCGTTGAGGCAGGATTTGACGTGCTTGAAAAAAGTTTAAGTAAGTAGTCGGTATATAGTAAGGGCAGACATAATCAAACATCTGCCCTTCTTGTTTTGTTAATTTAACTTAAACCAATTCTTTGTGATTCTCGTAAAGCCACTCTCCCATTTCACGCAATATTTTTGCAAGTTTCAATGGGTCAGGCTCCATATCGTTTAATAACGTCACTTTTTGAGTGTCGTTGAAATGCTTTTCACGGAACTTGATTACAACCAAATTCCTTGTGTCCGTAAGACACCACCAATCATAGAGGTCGCTTGAAGGTTGGATGATATAACTCATTCTTCTATAACTTTAACATCGTAGAACGGCTGTTCCATACCGACTTGAACGTATGCGTTATTTTCATCATCCACCCATACAGGCTTACCGTAACTGCTTGACGGGTGTTCCGTGGTGGCGTGTACTTCAACTTCGACGCCATTCATCTTGTTTCTTAAAATCGCTTTCATATATTATTCTGCTACTAATGCTACCTTCAAACCATCAGAGTCAATAACGAAGTCCATAAGGACATAATCTTGGACAAGAGTTTCACGTTCAAACCATTCAATTTTGTGGAATCTTCCTTTATCGTCCTTGCGGAAGAAAGTATTTTCCCTGTCGCTGCCAGATATAAACTCTCCGTCCGCTTTGTATTCATACCCCTTCCCATCTTGCCAAGACACATGGCTGTAAGATTTGTTCGTCTCACAAACCGAGACATAATCGTAATATACATTCTCCCTAATGCAGTTTTCTGCGTCTTGGTAAATCTCGCCAAGAGGTTCATTAAAATCCACCTCAAAGCCGAAATCCTTCTCGGCTCTTAGGATTGTGTTAAATATTCTTTTCATAATTCACTAATTTAAAAAGTTGTCAGCCAAATCGGAGAAAATCAATTCCCCGACTTGTTTTAATCGTAGAAATATCCAAGCGTCTTATCGTCAAGATCTTTATACCCGACAATATACTTTTGTGTTACGGCGACAGATGAATGTCCCATCATTTTTGATAGTTGGAGTATTTCAACATTTCTCAAATACAAATTCGTAGCAGCACTTCTTCGTGCTGTGTGTGATGAAATAAATTCCCATTTCGGGAGGGTATTCTCCTTACCCCTGCGGAATATTGTTATCATTTCGTCTATCCCGCACTTTCTACAAATATCACGAATAGTATCGTTAAAAACATTGTCGTGAATATCCAAGCTAATATCATCTGTCAGATATTTCTCCAAATTTTTGTGCAATGGTATTACATGGTTGTGTTTAGTCTTTTGTGACACATAGGTAATATACCTATTTTTAATAAATACATTTCCCATTGTCATTTTAACACAATCCGAATGCCTTGCAAGAGTGTAGCAACCGATTAAAAAGATTTTCTTCACATATCTTTCAATATCGTTTTCAGGAACATATTTATTTATACGTTCAATCTCTTCTTCCGTTAGATATACGGCTTGTGAATCCTGCTTTTTAGACCTTAATATTCTGTCTGATTCTCTTACCGGAATATCAACACTGCTCTTGTTGTCGTTTATTACAGATTTAATCATCGCAAGAGTTGTTCTAAGAGTACTTGCACACATATTTGATGCAAATCTTTCTTTTAAATCTCTAAGGTACATATCCGTTAAATCATCCCATTCCGGGTGATGCCCAAGCATATCAGACATAATGTCAAGAATCTTACATCTATTTGGATATTTGCGAAGGAATTGACCAACGAAAGAATATTTCAATTCATCTGTACCAAAATCCTCACAATATCCTCTGCGTATTGCCACCTTGTAAGTAATGCGATCCTGTTAACTTAATAATGGACTACCGTTGAATTTATTTCTCATAATAATCCTTTTTTGCGTAAGTAATTTTCCAAGTTTCCCAACACTTTGTCAGAAGTCTTTGCTAACCATTGCGTAAACCTATATTCATACAATGCCGTTAAAACAACAAATATTATCAGTATTGGTATTGACCACCATCCAAAAATAGAAAAACCCAAAAAGATACAAAAGAACCAAAGTGCAAATTCCATAATTCAATCCTCCTATAATTTTACAAAGTTAATAATTAGTTTACTTAATTATATGATATAAATTATGTTTTATAACATATTTGGAGCGGTGCGGCAAATCAATGCCGCCACCACCTTAAAGGTTGCGTAATCTCTCAATATGGTCGTCAAATTCCACTCCATCAATGTCACCGATGATGCCGTCAAGTTCGTCAATCTGCTCCTGTCGTTCATCCGTCTGAAAGTTCTCCGGCAGATTGTCGTACTTATCCTGTTCTTCATCACGAATGTACTCCAAATCCTCGATTACGCTTCTAATCTCACTCTGTACGTTGTCAAGCCTGTCTGCGATAGACGACAACTCTTTCCTTGTTGATTTGTTCATGTCTCTAATTTTGCCATAAGAATTAAAATTTTAGTTAAAATATTTGGTTAGTTGTCTCATCCATGCTATATTTGCCAATGAAATAGATATATTTATTTTCATAATTGTAACATTATGAGATAAATAATGCCGTATTAAGTCGTGAGACTTGGTACGGTTTTTTGGTCATGGGCATACACCAAAGCACACCCATGCCTAATCAGACAACCTCGTACTCATGAACGTATATGAAGTCGCCTTCGTCGTTGTTGTTAAACTCACTTATTTCATCGTCGGTTTTCAATCCTGAAAGGCTATATACGTAATCGTACGCATCTTCCCTATCTATGAAATATCCACTTTCGCAATTCCCGTTAATACAAGTATCAACATAGAACCTCTCATCGAAATACTTTCCCGATTCATCGTTAGTGACATAATAGTCGCATCCCGGCTCTTCGGCCATAAAATACACCACTACATCGCTGAACAATTCTTCTATCAGAGTCTTAAAATTCGTAATAGTCCATGCTTCTTCGCATTGCAAC